AGGACTAATTACTTGCTTTATACCTGGTGCAGCTTTACCTTTAAAATCCAGTACGTCTAATGCGTATTTTGCATTTAATTTACTAAATTCCTTTAATCTTTTCCTAAGTTCAACTTCCCATTCTGCTACGGTTGGAAAATAAACTCCAATAACTTTTTCTTTTACTTTTTTTGCAGCATCTCCCTTTGGCTCTTCAAATTCCAATAAAGGTAATGTCTGTAAAGTAATATCCTTAAATAAATTTTTAAATAAATCTAATCGTTTATATAAATCTGAAACTACATTAGCTTGTTTAAAGAAACTTTGATTTACTTGATCAATCGCTTTTTTAGTACCAATTGGTATTGCTTGTATTGCTAAATTATATGCTTCAGCATCCCCAACATTTAATGCTTCTTTTGCAGCATTTCTAATTTTTTTATATTCTTCAGGTAATTTATTTGATATATCAATTAAAATCTGTTGTTGTTTAGCTAATTCTTTAGCAGTATTTACAATTTCATCCTCATAACCCTTAGCAATTGCTTGATTAATTAATGCCTGTGTATATTCATTTGTTAATCTAGTTAATTTTTCTAAATCAATTGACTTAGATGATAAAGAACCAAAATAATTATCACTAATTTTTTTAAGCTCTTGTATTGCTTTTTTCTTATTATCATTACTTACTTTATTGCTTTTTATTGCTTCAGTAAGTACATTTACCTTAGTTATTTGTCCTTCTACACTTGCAGTTGCTTCATTACTTATTGTAACTGAATCTTGTGCGTTTTTATTAAATTCTTCGTATGATTTCTTGGCAGCTTCTAATTTTAATCTAAACTTATCTGTGTTTCCAGTTAATGCGTCAATCGCATTACTCAAACTGCCATACTTTTGAACTGCAGTAGTAACTATTGCAGTTACTGCACTAAAAGCTAAAAATAAGCCACCTGGGCCTATAAGTTGCGATCCTAAATTTTTAAGAAAACCTTTTAAATTTTTACTTTCTGTTGTTAAATTACCAAATGACTGAATAATTGCAGGTAAGTTATTCTGAACACCAATAAAACCAAATGGTAAATCTTGAATAGCTATTGATAAACTGCTAACTGCAACTCTTGCTGATTTTGATCCAGTAGCTATTTTATCAAGTCCTTGTGTAACCTTTGGCTCTTCTGTTCCTATTTTATCGTAGGACTTGATTAACCCTTGCTGAACATTGCTTAATCTTGTATATTCTCTTGCTAGTTTACCAAGTTGCTTGTCACCAGATGGAATTGAATTTATCTTTGCGGATAAATTATCCATTTGATTAGTAACTTCATCTATTGTAGCTAATAATTGAGTGGCATTTGCTTCTAAAAGAACTTTTAATGCTGCGTTTTCACTCATTTTGCCAATCTTTTAAATATTTCCTTATATTCTTCTTCGTCTATTTTTTTAACTTCTTCATCACCTGGTAATTCCCATAATTGCTCTGGTGTTTTTGGTGCAGTTTTTGGATCACCCATCAACCGCACCATTGTAAACATTAAAAGTCTAACTAATTTATACTGATCAATTTTAGTTTCATTATGCCCATTTAACATTAATGAAAAATGCTTTGGACTTATACTATAAAACTGATCAGGCAATATTTTTAGTTCACCAAAAGCAAACTGCTCTATTTCTTGCCACGAGTACTCTTTTTTTTTGGCTGCTCGCCTTTTTGAGTTTCTTTTATAAACTCATTTTCAGTCCATAATTTTATAACTTCTTGTATTTGATTCAAAAAACTCTCGTTCTTTAAATTTTTCTCAATTGTATCTACAAAAAATTCTAAATTATATTCTGGAACAATTTCTTTAATCAAACAATTATTATAATAGCCACTATATATAATATGAGCTACTCCAATTTCATTTAATTCATTGTTCTCAAATCCAATACCAGTTGAAAATTTTTCGGATAGATAGCGAAAGCTAGCCATACCAAATTTGATGCCAATTTTCTTGTCATCAATAGTTAAAGTAGTATAATTCATAATTATGCAGTTACGTCAATTGCACCAGTAGATGCTATTGTTCCAGAAAAGTTTACAAATTCAGTTGTTGCTTGATTCAATGTCAAAGAAGTAATATATCCTTTGAATTGATGATAATAAGCAGCACCTGCGCTTGATCCAGTTACAACTGGGTTTTGAACTCTTACTGATACAAGTGTTTTGTTAGCAAATGCCGTAAGCAAAGAGCTATAAGAAACTTGTGATACAGAAGGTGCGGTTTCGCAAATTGCATCAAAATCCAAACTCATTTGTGGCTCACCTACCGCAGTAAGAACTCCACAATTTGTTTGATCGGTGGTAGAATCTACTGTTGAATTAACAGAAGATGTGCGCAAACATACGAGGTTTAAATATGACGTTCCACCAGCTACGTCAATCTCGATGTTTTGCAATGAACCTTGTACTTGTGCCATTGTTGTTTTATTTTTGGTTTACTAAATTGTTTATTGTTATTATTTTACGGGCAACATAGTTGTCCCCATTACGCAAAGGTAAATATAAAGAATTTATTCGGGCCATTGGGTACACTATAAAATCTGAATCACTAAATCCATTTATTTGGCTATCAGGTATCAATATATTCAAAATTTGTCCAGCAATATTATCAACTATTGATAAATCGTTAATTCTATATTGTTCACTAAATATATCTATATCTACTTGTACTATATTTTGAAATGTATTATTTGTATTATTTGCTTGTTCAGTTATTGATGAAATGATTATATAATTTTTAGGTAATGTTTTAAATGGGTCTTGTCCATACACAGGCACATCTTTGCCATTGTACGAAATATTGCCATTTAAAGCATTTACATAAATAGTTCTTACATTATTTGAGCAATCTTTCATTATCCTTTAATTATATTTTCCATTCTTTTAATCATAATAGGAAATATTTCCCTAACTGATGGATAAAAAAATGGTTGTGCTGGAGTATGACCTCCTGGCCTATTTGTTTTAAATGATGCTGCATATTCTTTCCACTCTTTATCTAATGTTGGAACATAATCTTTTGCAAATGGGCCAGTTCCAAATTCAACATACGCAGCATATCTGGTATTATCTACCAATCTATATTTAAATTTATCTTCTTTAACTACTGCAATTCTTCCTCTTAATAATCCAGTATCAACTGGCGCTCTTTGCTTTGCTCTAGTAGCCATTTCTTCAATAGAAGCACCCATTTCAGCATCAAGTTCGCTTATAATGTTTTCGGTAGCATTTTTTAGCTCTTTAAAAAGTTTATCAAATGCTGCGTTCTGATTTTTAAAAAATATCTTATCAGCCATTATATAACAACCTTTTTATATTGATGATAGTTAAGGCCATTCCAATTAGGATATTGGCTTATAAGTGCTTGAGGATCAGCATTCATCTTCTTGCCTCTATTCTCATATTGCCAAGCCACAAGTGCCATAATATCATTTGCAATGTCCTCTGGAACTGAGCTATAACCGCTTTGGTATTGAATTTCATAGTTACCTTGAGTATAAAGCCAAAGTTTGCCAGCAATCACCTCATAATCTTCATTCTTTGTCAATGTCTCCCAACTATTCATACCCGTCTTAATTCTAACGCTATCTATACAAATCACTGGTCCATAAGGCAAATCCACCATCCATACGCTCGGCTCAAATCCAGTCAATTGAATATATGTTTTTAATAGTTTATTTACAAAAGCTACTCCAGTTAGTTTTTCAATATGTATTCTTGAACCGTTTATCAGTGATTGTATTAAAGTATCGTCTGATGTATAATCAATTCGCATCCAATTCTTTGCATCCGTTAAGCTAACTGGCTCAACAACCCCATCAGCTAAGATCGTTGTTCCGTTTATATATATTGCCATACTTACTTATATTTATTAACCATTTCTCGGAACCAGGTCTCAAATTGATCAAGCGCTTCTCTCGGATCATGCTCTCTTGATCTCTCTTTTGCTTTTTTGGATGCCTCACTATATTTTTTGGCATCATCCAGTTCAGTAATTGCTTTAACCCAGCTTTTAATATCATTCCTATCTTTTATGTAAATGCCAGCCTTTCCACAGTTTTCTACAAGTCCTTCGGCCATCGAGCTTATAACTGGAATCCCAGAGCAATAAGCCTCCGTAGCCGTTCTGCCCCAACTCTCGTAATCACTTGGCATTAGTAGTATCCTAGTTTGCTTGTAGTACTGCGCAATATCGGGTGTATTAGGCACTAATTTTAAATTTGGAAGGTTAGCATCCATTTGAGGATCATAGCTACCTAAAACGCCTAAAAACCGCTTATTTGGCAATGCACGAGCAATTTGTTCAAATATCTTACCGCCTTTGTTCTCGTTAGTG